TCAGTTGGTAGAGCTACGGACTTTTAATCCGCAGGTCGTAGGTTCGAGTCCTACTGGGGGCACCGGAGGGGCTGGAACAGGCGATTCGCCTGTCTCCAGCCAGCGGAGGTTAACGCCCGTGGCCATGGCCCACGCGATCAGGATCGGCCGCTTCGGCTGACGAACGCCGGCCTCGTAGGAACCGATCGTGCGCCGGCTCATGCCGAGGCGTTCGGCCAATTCGTCCTGGCTCAACCCGATATGCCGGCGCGCCTTGTCCAGCCGATCCCCGATGGACCAGCTTGGGACATCGCCCCCGCTCTCGTATGACGTCGGCTCACTCATGGCTTCCCCGTTTCTCCCTATTCGGTCTGTTGGTCAAGCTTAACCACACACACTGACATGCGGCAAGTGGTGAAACTGCGCGTCTTTGTTGCAAAAGTTGCGCATATGGTCAACTATCACCGTCATGGAAACAGAACTTATCGGCGCTGCCGAGGTCTGTGAGCGACTGAAAATCGGCCGCACGACCCTTCAGCGCTGGGCCAAGAGCGGCCGACTCGAACCCGTCCACAAAGCACCCGGCACCACCGGCCCGCGTCTCTACAACCCGGCCGATGTCGACGCACTCAAGCCGGCGGTGTCGCAGTGAGCCGGTACATGACGCCGACCGCCCGCCCTCAATGGCCCAGTGAGCAGTTGCGTGTGTTCCTCCGCAAGGCGTTCCTGTGGTGGCTGCTGCCGTCGTGTGGCTTCGCGTGCATCCTGCTCGCTCTGTTGGCCGGCTACGTCCTGGCGGGTGGTCAGGGATGAGCGAGATCGTGCCGGCCGACGACATCGAGAAGATCGTCGGCGCACCCCGTGCCCGCAATCTGCATCTCGGTCGGGCTGTGTCGGAAGACCAGCGCGTGTACATCCTGCATTCGCAGAAGTGCATCGACAGCGGCCGTGATGTCCGTGAGTGCCCCTTCTCGGTGGCGATGGACAACGGCATCGACGTGGACTACTGGTGGCTCGGCTGCGAGGACATCGCCGTCGTGCTCGGTGTCCGTGGACCCCACCTGGTCCCGATTCGCAAGGTGAGCGATCAGCGCTATCTGCCCGGTGGGTTCCTGCTGTGACGGCGAATAGGTGGCCCGTCGTCTCGATGGCGGCGGTAGACGCGGCTCGCGGCTTGGGGTTGACGCGAGCCGAGGCTGAGGGGCTGGCGAAGCTGGCTCTGTCAGTTGGTGAGACCGATGGCGCGTCGCCCGAGCAGAAGCTCAGGGCGACGCGCCGTTGGTCGTTCTGGGCGACGATGGCCGGCGAACTGTGAGGAGCCACCCGGCCGATCCCGACGACCGGGCCGCGTTACGCACGTTGGCGTTGACGGCCCATGAATGCCAGGTGCTCGCTGCTGCTGCCTACAGGCGCGCCGAGTTGGCCTACGTGGAGTCAGACACCGTCGAGCAGGCCCATCAGCTCGATCGTGCGCACTACTGGCAGATCGCTGCTGGAGATAAGCCGTGATCGACCACGGAGACCGCTTACGGCGCGTCGTGTGCGACGTGTGCGAGCGCCCATTCAACCCGAGACGAATCATTCCCGTACCGCACGTGTGCCGTGACTGCCGCGATGCGATGAACAGGCTTGCGTACCCACCACAGCTGGACGGTGATGCCGCAGCACCTATCTGACGTGCTCTACGTCGCTATCAGGTGAGTCCGACGTTAACCGACCGCTCTAGTCATGTGGACCCTTACGAAGCTCGGCAGAACTAGCTGCTGGGACCTGCCCGCAACTGATCATTGCGACGTGGGTAATACCTGAAAGGCCTTGCGTCCCAGTGGACGTGAGGCTAGAGGCGTTGGCGCGGACAAACGGGGTTCGGAAATTTGGGAGGTGGCTTGGGAGGTCCCCAAGCAAGGCCCCCATTCCATCTTCGGTTGGGTGACCCACTCGGAACCATAGAGAGGAGTTATAGGTGAGCGAGATCGTTGTACGTCTCTACAGTTCGTCGCCCTCGATAGTGAAGGCAGTCGAATCCGTATGTGCGGAACATGACTTCGCTTTCGAGCACAGCACCGGACCACGACCCGAAACTGCCTCGTTCGTTGTATCGACCGCAGCTCACAACCGAGATGTGGTCGTGCTCGCCAACCAGTACAGCGCACCGATTCGACGGTGCGAACCGATCACATTGCCCGAGGCCGGCCTTTATCTGGCGGCGGCGGCTCGGTACTCACGCGGCCTGACTCTCGTTGGTTCCGACCACATTCGAGGGCCAGTGCCCACACCTGAAGGGATGTTGTTCTGATGGACGCTGACATGTCCGCGCTGTTGCAGGCGGCGACGTATCAAGTGGCTGATCTCGTTGGCCCGGTCACTGTGCTGGAGGGTGCCGGCCAACACCTACTCTCTCGGCTGACCGAGACCGACCCTCATCGGTGGGCGGTGACGGCGGCGCTCGGTTCGATTGTGGCGGCGCGCAAGTCGCTGGAGCAGGCAGCCGAGGCGCTGATGGATGTCCGCACGCACGACGGTGTCGACATGCTCGCAGTCGAGGTCGACGGCGGCGAGATCGTGGAGCGGCCACAGTGCCCGTCGCGTGCCAAGCGTCCCGACGACGCGCCGGACGATCTCCCCACTCGGTGCCGGCTCGCCGCCGGCCACGCGGATCATCTTCCGTTCGATGTGATGCACGACGATCACGAGTTCCGTTGGACCGACGACGAAGCCTTGCCGTCGATACAGGGCTGGTCGTCTGTGGGCGGCGACGGCAGCATGAGGCGTATCTGATGGCGGGCCAGTTGGTACCGATCGAGGGCCTGCCCGGTCGGTTCGCGATGGTGTCGTACGACTCAGAGCGGAAAATGCTCGTGGTCGATGTCGATGATGCTGCCGGCAACTTCATCGGCTCGATGGCATGGGGCTACACCGAGCCGGAGATCATCGAAGAGCCGGCAGCGGAATGATCCCCTGCCGAGGGCGTGCTGATGCATACGAGTACGCGAATGTAGCTGGCGGGCAGTGGCGTACGAAGCGTGAGGCTGCTCAGCAGCTCTGCGATGGATGCCCAGTCTTGTCTCGCTGCGCTCGTGATGCGTTGAAGCAGCACGCTCTCGGCATGGTGTGGGCGGGCGTACCGATACCACCCGAGCACAACGACCGGAATACCAGCAAGGCAAGACAACTGCTCACCGAGGTGGCTCTGTATGGCAAGCGATAGGCGTCCTCCGATACCGGACGACATGGCCAAGGCGGTGCGTGCGCGTGACGGCTATGTGTGTCGCAAGTGCGGTAGTGACGACCGCTGCGAGATCGACCACGTCGTGCCGTGGCACATCGTGAAGGTGCACGAGCTGGACAACCTGCAACTGCTGTGTCTGCCGTGCAACCGCAGTAAGGGCGGCAAGGTGGAGGCCGATGGCCGTAAGACGTGGTTCGATCCCGAGTTCTTCGGCGTAGGAGCGTGATTGATGAGAAAGTACTGCTCTCACTGGACGTATAAGTGCACGCGGTGCGGTGCTCAGTGCAGCGGCCCCGAACCGGTAGTGGTGCTGTTCATGGAGGAGCACGAGGCGAGCTGCTGTGATGAGTGCCGGCAGTTGGATGCCAAGACTGTGGAGTGGGGCCTGCCCGCGTTGCAGCCGTGGCAGCGGCGCGTGATGCACCGAGCACTGGGGCATGGTGCCCGGTGAGCTATCCCCATCGCTGCTGTGCTGCTTGCCGTGTGCCACCTGTGCGCTTGGCTATGTCAGCCCAGCTGTACCCATCACCACGTACTGCTGTCACTGCTTCGGTGATCTGCCCATCCAGCTCTGAGCGCAGTGCTATCAGGTGTGGCAGTGCCTCTATGTCGGTGCCTGCTCTGCGCCCTGCTGCCCTCACGATGCGTCGTACGAAGGCGATGTATTCGGCTGTGTCCATTGGTCGCTTCACGTGTCAAGGATGCATTGACATAGTCGACAAGTCAATGCATCGCAGTGCATACTCATCCATGCATAACCATCCACTGTCATGCATGATCGATGGTGTCATCCGGCCCTCGGTTTTTGCAACGGGGACGGTTGACACCGAGGGGCTTCCCGGACTTACACCCCCCAGAGGGTCCAGAGGTCTAGTTCCAGAGAGTGGGACGAAAATGATGCATGATTATGCATGGCGGTTTGAATGGTTGTTGGATGCTCGTCGGATTTTATGCATGGCCGGATGGAGGTCGTTGTGGGCTTCGTGACGAACGAGTCGTATGAGGGATCGCTCGAGACGTTCCTGTCCGTGAACGAGTGGGTGAGCGACTCGGAGGCCCCGTATCTGGCGTCACTGTTCCACATTGCGCGGCTCCTGGACGTGAAAGTGAAGGGCAACACCGCACTTCCGGCGGGCCTCACGATGGAATTTCGGATGCTGTTCTCCGAACTGCTCAAGCGTAAACCACCCGAGGAGCTATCGGACGACGATGGTTTCGATGATGAGATCGCCAATATCTGATGGACACGGCGCTCCCGACGATCGTTCTGCCTGAGGAGTATCGGGAGAACTGGACTGACGAAGTCCCTCCGTGGCTGCCTCGCGTCTACACGCAACCGATCGAGAACCCGGACTACTCCGAGGCCGACAAGCTGATTCGGCTCTCGGAGAAAGTCTTTCGGTTCGCAGCAGGCGATGAGCTGCGCCTGGACATGTGGCAGAAGTGGCTCATTCGCGAGATCCTGCAGAAGTATCCCGAGGACTATCCGGTCGAGAAGCTGCGCGGCCAGCTCGTGTACAAGCAGGTTGTCGTCTCGATGGGCCGGCAGAACGGCAAGACCGTGCTCGGTGCCGTCATGGCGCTCTACGGTCTCATCCTCATGGTGCCGCGTGCGCCCGAGGTGATCTCGATCGCGGCCGTCGTGGACCAGGCGAAGAACCTGTACGCGAAGGTTCGCTACTGCGTCGACAACGTGCCTCTGCTCAAGCGCCGGTTCAAGACCACCGACCGCAGCGGCATCAAGTCACGGAACCTCCGGAAGCCGGCCACCTACGTCGTCAAAGCGGCCGGCGACGGCGACGGATTGCAGGGCTTCTCCGGCTGTCTGATGCTGCTCGATGAGCTGCACCTGCTCAAACCCGAGGCGTGGGACGCACTCACCCTGGGCGCATCGGCACAGCCGAAGGCCCTCGTGGCCGGCTTCACCACCGCCGGCGACGACAACTCGAAGCTGCTGAAGCTGCTCTACCGCATTGGCCGTGCCGCTGCTGCGAAGGAAGAGGGCCACGATCCGCGGTTCGGATTCTTCCTGTGGGAGGCAGATCCCAACCTCGAACTCTACGATCCGCAGGCCCTCGTACAGGCGAACCCGGCGATCGCGTCCGGCCGTCTCGACCTCGAAGACGAAGTGCGCCAGGGGAAGAACAGGCTGGAGGCGTCATACCGGCGCTATCGCCGCAACGAGTTCGTGTCCGTCGAGAGCATCTGGATGCCAGTGCCGGCATGGCTGGCCGCCGAGTACGGCCCCATGCCTGCGCCGGCCCGCAAGCAGCCGCTCATCATCTCGTTCTCCCGGTCGCGGCGCACGTGGAACTACGTCTCGATCGTCGCCTCGACCAAGTACGACGGCGTCGTGTACACCCAGCTCATCGCGACGATCACGTTCGGCAACGACGAGCTGCTGCTGAAAAAGCTTGTGCAGCTCAGTCGTACGGTGCGCGTAGAGAAGTTCGTGACCGACGCCGAGACGATGAAGCCGACGATCCTGGCGCTCGACAAGACGCACCACCTGCCGGCCGAGTACATGACCCGAGGGAACATCGCGAACGCCACATCGGCGGTGCACTCGATGATCAAGGATGGCCGCGCGAAGCACGCCGGCCAGAAGGAGCTCGTGACTCAGTTGACGAAGACCGTGACCGTGAACGTGGGCCAAGGTGTGCTGATCGACATGAACAAATCTCTCGGTGACATCGACGCGATGTATGCCACGGTCATGGGCGTTTTCATGGCCGAGCAGCAGCAGCCGTTCGTGTCGCAGCTGAGAATGTTTTCGAAAAGTTCTACATGAGAATCACACGGGTGGGATTAGCGTTCCCCAGCAATGAACGCAATCGGCAGGTGGTTCGGATTCGGCACCGACGTGGAGACACGCAGCGGGTCGGTCGGCTCGGCAGGCGGTGACTCACCGCGACCGGCCGTAATGCCCCCTCCCCGAATGGAACTCGGCGTCACGTGGGAAGAGGCGCTCAGGGTCTCGGCGTTCTCCCGGTCGATGGATCAGACCAACACGATGATGTCTTCGATGACGGCAACCGTTCGCGATGCCCGCAAGCGCCTGATCCCGTTCGACGATCGCGCATTCCCGTCGATCGTGAACAAGCCGAACCTCGATATGGACTGGGAAGAGTTCGTGCAGTCGACGGTCAACGACCTGTTTCTGCACGGCGAATACATCTGGAAGCGCGTCGGAGATCCGCAGACAGTCAACCTGATTCCGATCTCGCCACGCGAGATGACCATCGTTCGCGAGCGCCTGCCCGATGGTACGTGGGGCCGAACACGATACGGCCACTTGGGGGTTGAGGTACCACGCGGCCGCATCGTCCACAAAAAGCACACTGCCATCACCGGCGAAGCGCGCGGCATCGGCCCACGCCAGCTCGCACAGACCGAGCTACGCGCCGCCCTCACACTGGCCGAGTTTCAGCGCGAGTGGTTCGACTCCGCAGTGGTCCCCTCCGGCATCCTCACCACCGACCAGCACCTGTCGAACATCGAGCAGGACGACCTCCAGGACCGGTGGAACAACTTCCTGCGATCGCACCGAGGGCAAGCCGTCGTGCTCGCCGCCGGCCTGAGCTACGACTCGATTCAGCTCAAGCCGGCCGATGCGCAGATGCTCGAAGTGCAGGACGCCATCGACCGCAAGATCGTACGTATCTGTGGCACACCAGCATTCGACCTGCTCGTCCCCGGCGGTACCGAGTCACGGACCTACCAGAACCTCGAACAGTCCACCCTGCAGTACCTCACCACCACCCTGGCGAAGTACATGAACGCCGTCGAGAGCGGACTCACCGAGGTCATCCCACGCGGCAACAAGGTGGAGTTGGACGAGACCGGCCTGCTGCGCATGGACAGCAAGACACGCTCCGAGGTCGATACCGCCAACGTCACGAACGGCACCCGCACCATCAACGAGCTGCGCGCCCGAGACGGACTGGACCCGCTCCCCCACGGCGACGAGAAGCCGGCCCCGAAGCAGATCCCGTCCGAGCGAGCCGACCAGCCGAAGGAGATCGAGGCATGATCAACGTCATCGTCGGACCGCCCTGCGCCGGCAAATCGACGTACATCACCGAGAACGCCGAACCCGGTGACACCATCGTGGACTTCGACAAGCTCGCAACAGCATTCGGTTCCACCGGACACCACGACACACCACTGTCCATGCGCCGCGTCGTCCAAGCTGCACGCCACGCAGCCATCCACCAGATCCTCATGGGCCGCGTCGAGAACGCATGGGTCATCGACACCGACCCCACCCGAATGATGCAGTCCCAGTACCGACGTGCCGGCGCGAACATCATCCGACTCGACCCCGGTATGGACGTGTGCCTCGAACGTGCCGCCGAAGACAACCGACCGGACTGGACCGCAGAACAAATCCGACGATGGTACCGACTGAGGATCACCGCATGACACACACGAAGCTCGAAACCCGCACCGCTGCAATCGATACCGAGGTCGAGATCCGCAGCGCGCCGGTCAACACCGTGGACGAGCAGACGCGCATCATCTCCGGTATCGCCGTCCCCTACGGACAGACGACCGAGATCCGCACGAAGAACGGTAGCTACCTCGAATCGTTCGCGCTAGGCGTGTTCGAGGACGACGCGCCGGCCTCCGTGCACGCGAACCACAGCTGGAAGACACGCGGCGATCTCCCGATCGGCACCGTCATATCCGGCAAGAACCGCCCCGAGGGCTACTACGTCGAGTGCCGCATCGCCAACACAGAACGCGGCGACGAAGTGCTCGAACTCGCCCGCGACGGCGTCCTCAAATACTTCTCGGTGGGCTTCCTCCCCGGCACCCACGAGACGCGAGACGGCGTGCTCGTCCGCACCGCAGCGACACTCGGCGAAGTGTCCATCACAGAAAAGCCCGCCTACAAGGGCGCGGTCATCGAAAGCGTGAGAAACGCTGACACAGAACAGGAATCACGTATGGACCCCGAAGAGCTCGCACGCCTCATCGCAGCCGGAATCAAGGACGACCCCGAGGTAGTCCAGCTCCGCACCGACAACGCCACGATGGAGCGCCGGCTCGGCGTTCTCGAAGACGGTGGCGGCACCCAGACACGCGGCCGGCGCGAGTTCCACACCCGCTCCGGTGGTGAACTGCTCAAGGCAATGGCCAAGGGCGACATCGACAAGGTGACCGAGATCCGCGAGGCCATGGACGCGGTGGAGTCCGAGCAGATGGAAACGCGCGCCTACACCGGTCAGGTCGTCTCGGACGGCGTGGAGCGTCCCGCGTGGCTGGAGAAGCAGCTACGCCTCACCAACCGCAGCCGGCCGATGTCGACGTTCTTCAGCCGCGAATCGCTGCCGCCGGACGGCAACAGTTTCGAGTTTGCCAAGGTCATCGCGGAACGTGGCTCGGTTGGCGTCCAGCAGGCCGAGGGTGACGACCTGTCGTACCTCGAGATCGAGCTGGGGGTGGGCAGCGGCACCGTCCGTACGGTCGGCGGCTACACCAGCTTCAGCCGGCAGGCGATCGAGCGGTCGAAGGTGAAGATCCTCGATACCGGCATGCGGTGGATGGGCATTCAGTACGCCGAGGCATTCGACCTCTACGTCCGCACCTTCACCACCTCCCTGCCGACAGTCGCGGGCGAAGCCGAGATGCGCACCAACGTGATCCCGCTCGGCGCAGCCGGCAAGCCCGAGACCGCCCCCGAATGGATCTCCGTGCTGATGGACGCCGCGTGGATGATCGACGACAACTCCAAGGGCCTCAAGGCCGATGGTGTGCTCGTCAGCCGCGACGTGGCCAAGGGCATCGCCCTGATCGAGGACAGCACCGGACGCCCGATCTTCAACGTCTCGGGCGACGGACAGAACACCTGGGCCGGCTCGTTCGATCTCGGCTCCCTCGAACTGGTTGGTGAGATCGCCAAGCGGCCCGTGTTCTGCATCCCGCAGTTGCCGGCCGGCTACTGCTCGATGGCATCGCGCGAAGCCATCACCACGATGGAATCGGCCGGCGCACCGTTCAGCCTGCAGGACGAGAACATCATCAACCTGACGAAGGACTTCTCGCTGTACGGCTACCAGGGCATCTACAGCGAGCAGCCCAAGGGCATCACGCGAATCACCTGGGACGCGTAATGACAACTCCCGCAACCACAAACGTCGACGGAGGAACGCCCGAGAGTGCCGACTCGCCGGCGGTACCCACCGTCGAAGAGTTCCGGGAGTTCGTCAACGCAACATCGGCTGACGCCACGAAGCTGAAAGACGATCTCGACATCGCCGTAGCGACGATCGATGAGTTCTGCCGGCAGCCGGTACGCCCGATCCCCGCAGCGCTCCGCAAGCGCTGGTACCTGCTCGTCGCGTCCGAGATCTTCGACGCCTCGAACGGGCCGACCACCAGCATCGACCCGTTCGGAAACTCGCGGCAGACACGATCGTCACGTGACCCGATGCACGTGATCATCCGTCAGGTCCGCAGATACGTGCCGGCGTTCTGATGGACCTCACGCAGACGCAGACCACGATCATCGACACCCTGCGCGAGGAAGGCCTCACTGTGCAGGGCTGGGAGGTACAGCAGCCGCAACCTCCCGTCGTCGTGGTCTGCCCGGCACTCCCGTCCGTCGAGACCACAGCGGACGGCGTCACCCACGGCAAGCCGTTCATGACCAACTGGACCGTCCAGATCGTCGCGGGCCGAGGCACCGACACCGTGGTCCGCGACGCCCTCAACGACATGATCGGCCGCGCTCTGCTCGCACTGCGGCCGTACATGCGGGACATCGAAGTCGAGTCCCCGAAATTCACCGAGGGTGACCCGAAATATCTCGGCGCTGAAATCACAGCGTCGATCGCCATCGACATGCAGAAAGAAGAGTGACCATGCCTCCGTTCAAGGGCACCAAGGGTAAGGACCTGTCGATCGAAATCGACGGGACCGAGTACAACACCGACCTCAAGGCGTTCCGCTGCGAACCCGACGACGGCGAAGACATCGCGTTCAAGACCTTCGCCCGCATGAAAGAGGGCGACACCAAAGCTTGGTTCATCCGAGGGACCGGCTTTCAGGACTTTCAGACCAGCTCGTTCTGGACATACATCTGGCTCAACGCCGGCCAAAACGTCCCGTTCATCGCCCGCCCGTACGGCAACGAAGTGCCCACCGCAGACCAGCCGCACTTCACCGGCACGTGCACCATCGTCAGTAAGGCCGGCTTCGGCGGCGACGCGGACGAAGAGCACGAGTTCGAGGTCGAGTGGCCAATCGACGGCGTACCTCTGCGCGTCACCGCGTAGCTCATGGCCACGATGAAGATCGAGCTGTCGATCGAGGGTAAGAAACCCCTACTCGACAAGCTCACGGTCTTCTACAAGACGGCTCGACAGCTCAAGCCGGCGTTCGACCAGATCGCGGCGAGAACGTTCCTGATTGCGAACACCATCGCCCCGGTCTACTCCGGTCGCACGAAGAAGTCGATCCGCGCCAAGGGCTCGAACATGCGGGCCTACGCGAAAGCCGGTGGTGCTAGCCGGAAGTCGCACGGTGGCGGCATCTACGTCGCCATGAACCACGCCGGCACCCGCTGGGATCCGCAAGCGCCCTACCCCTTCATGTTCATCACCCTAGAGCGAGTCACCCCCTTCGCAGTACTCCGAGTCAAACGCGAAGTCATCCAACGAAAGAGAGACGCAGGACTATGAGCGCCACACCCACCACCCCGTTTCAGAACAAGCTCCAGTCACTCAGCGGCCGTGCCCTCAAGCGCGTGCAGTCGCTCACCGGCGCGGAAATCGCTGCGAGCGAGAACATTCAGCTGATCTTCGCCGTCGCCTATGTCTCCGGTCTGCACCCCGAGGCGATCAAGGGTTGGGGCAAGAACGAAGTCGACGGGTGGAACGACTACCTCGACAACACCAGCTACCACGACGCACGTATCGCGGCCGGCGTCGAGGACGAGGACACCGACCCAAAAGACGAGCTCACGAACTAGACCTGTTCGAGGCCCGCCGGTTGGCCGAGTTCTGCATGCTGACCGGCCAATCCGACGAGGTCTACTACCGCCTGACGTTGCTCGAACGCAACGCTTTCATCGAGATCGCCAACAAGCGAGCGAAGAAGAAGAGGAAATGATGGTCACCACCGAGAACGGATGGGAGTCGATCCCCCCGAGCAAGGTCGTACGACGTGGCATCACCGGAACGAATATCGTGCTTCCCCTGCACCCGCACGACTGCGGATTCGTGCTCATCAGCTTCGCGGCGATGTACAACCGCGACATCGAGCCGCTGACGGGTGGCGCATCCGATGAAGGCGGCTACACCGAGACGAACTTGGTGTACACCTCGAATCACAAGTCCGGCACCGGAATCGATCTGAACTGGAACAAGTACCCGTTCCGAAAGAAGACGATGCCGGCCGAACGCGTGGGCAGGGTGAAGCAACTTCAGGTCGGGTTCCGCGGATTGATCGACTGGGGCCGTGACTGCTGGGGCGGTAACCCGGTGGACGAGATGCACTACCAGGTCGCCAAGGGCAAACCCATGCAGGCGTACGTCGACTTCGCGAACGAGCTGCGCGCCGGCCTGTTCGGGCTGTATGGCGCGACCGCACCGACGCTCGATCCGGTCGTGGTCCCGCCGGGACTCAACCCGTTCGGTGGGATGCTGATGCGCGGTTCCTTCGGTGAGGCCGTGCGCCGGCTCCAGGAACGGCTTAACCGGGACTACCCCCGGTACTCCCGCCTCGTGGTCGACGGCGACTTCGGGCCGGCGACAGAGCACGTCGTGCGTGAGTTCCAGCGACGCGCCGGTCTACTCGTGGACGGCATCGCGGGGCCGGCCACTCTCAAGGCTCTCGGACTGTGAGGGCGCTTCACACCTTCGCCACTGCGGTGGTGATCGGTGTCGTAGCCGGCACCACCGCAGCGGCGACCTACCTGCTCCGCACCGAACTGCCCACCGAGGCACAGCTCATGGAAGAGAAATCATGACCGCACCACAAGGCCCCCTCGATCAGGTACGCCGAGAGATCATGCGCGTGATGGGTCCAGAGATCGACGCCCGGTTCGAGCAACTGACACCGATCATCGCGCGGGCCCTCAATCACAACGTGCCGCTCGATGAGGTGCGTATCCCTCCACCTACCGCCACGGTGCCCGCGAAGACCGCAGCGGCACGCACCGCCATCCAGGCGGGTATTGCGCTACCACTCTCGGCAGTGCTCGCGTACGCAGCCGAGACCATCGGCGGCGACGAGTTCGAGCTGTTCGACCTCACCGACTGGAAAGGACTCGGCAGCGGCGCAGTCGTCGCCGGCATCATGGCGGTGCTCGCGTTCGGTGCACGAAAGATCGGCCGCTGATGAACGAACGCGCCGTGCTCGCAGCAGCTCGACTGTTGTCGACGCTGCTCGGCTTCGGCGCGATCGCAGTCGGATTCCTCTACGCCGGCCCTGAGAACCTCGTGCGCCGGCCACTGCCCGCCGGCCAGGAAACCCTCGTGGTCCTCATCGAATCGGTGTTCCCCGTCTGGCCGTTCCTGTTCTGCCTCAGCGGCACCGTACTCGTGGTGTGCGCGTGGCGGCAACGACAGATCCTCGTGGCCCACGGACTCGTGGTGTTCGCGTGGTCGTTCTGGGGACTCTGCCTCATCATCGCACCACTGCGCAGCGTCCCACCCACACCGATCATCGTCGGCGTCATCGCCTTCGCCTGTTGCTTCGCAGCCAACGTCGGAACTATGCGCCTCTGGGCGGCTCTCGGAGTGAAGTAATGGACGTCGTCTCCATCGTCGTAGCCGCGATCGGCGCTCTCGCTACGGCAGTCGCCACCGTCGTCTCGGTAACCAGTCGAATCCAGACCGAAAACGTTGTGGCACTGGTGAAGTCGAACAAGAGTCTGAACAGTCAGGTCGCACGACTCGACGAATGGAAAATAGCTGGGCGCTACTACATCGCCCGGCTGCGAGGCCAATTGGCAGACAACGGGATCGAGGCCTTGCCGCTTCCCGCCGAACTACGGGAGGACTTGAGCGGTGAGTAATTCCGTCGATATCTACATCAACGGTCACGAGCGGGATCTGCTTCAGGCGATCGAACGTACGAAGTCCGCGATTGCCTCGCTGCGTGACTCGAAAGCAACCGTCACGGTAGACGTGGACGACGGCGCACTCAACGTCCTGAAGGCGAAGCTTGCCGCCATGCGTGACGGTGATGTCACTGTGGACGTGGCCGTCAACGACGCAAAGCTCGCAGCGTTGCGCGCGAAGATGGACGCGCTCCGCAACACTCGCGTGAAGGTGACGGTCGATGTCGACCGTACCGAGCTGAACATCCTTAAGGCCGAACTGGCCGGCCTCCGTGACCGATCCGTCAACGTGGGCATCGACTCCGATCTCGCAGGGTTCCGCGCTGCCCTTGCCGCATCGACGCTCGGCAACGCCAACGCGCGGATAGCCCTCGATCTCGACACTGCTGCTGCCGCAGGCGAACTCGCTGCATTCATTGCGGCCGTGCCCCGCTCGATGACGATCAACCTCGACGTGGACACCGCCGGCGCAGCAGCCGAACTCGCAGCCTTCCGCGTCGCGATGCTCGCCCTCAACGACGACTCGATCCGACTCGGTACGAGCACAGGCGGCAACGCCGCATCGGGCATCGCACGAATGGGCGCATCGGCCGGATCGTCGCTACCTCTGCTCGGTGCCCTCGCCCTCGCCGTCGCACCACTCGCGTCCGGCGCGGCCGGTGCCGGCATACTCGGCACTGCCGCAGCACTCGGTGCAGTGACCGCCGCCGCCGGCGGAATGTCCGTGGCATTCGGTCTCGGCGCAGCAGCTCTCCCGATCGCAGCCGCAGCAGCGTCCGAGCAAGTGCAAGAGCATTTTTCGTTCATGGCCGACGATGTTGTCTCCACCATGAAGGAGATCGCACAGCCGGTCGAGCAGCCACTGATCGACCTCGCCACGTCGGTCGGTGCCGCGTTCCACTCCATCCGTCCGAGCCTCGATGTGGTAACCGCCGGCGCAGCCCGACTGGTCGGTGAGCTGTCCGGCTCCATGCCAGCCATCGCGAACGAAGTCGGCCCCGCCCTTGAGAAGATGTTTGCCGGCGCAGAGCCTCACATCAAGAACCTGATCGGCAACATTCCTGAGTACGTGCGCGCGTTCGGAGACTTCGCCGGCAAGCTCGGAGACCCCGCCATAGTCGAAGGCGCACAACGGGTATTCGGTGCACTGCCTGGCATCATCGACGGTGCCGGCGACGCTCTGGTCGGTGCCGGCGAAGCCTTCAACGGCATCATGGGCTGGCTCGATGAAGGCAACCTCTCCGGCTTCACGGACGGCATCGGCAAGCTGTTCGAGAACCTGGGTAACACCGACTGGTCCGGCGTCACAGCAGGACTGGCCGAGGCTGGCAACGCCTTCGGTGACTTCATGGCGAACATCGACACCCAGAACCTCGCCACCAACGTTGAGGGCTTGACCCAATTTGCCACCGACCTCACCGTCGCAGCGGACAAGGTGGTCTCGGAATACCAGCGCATGGACGAGGCGTTCCGTCAGTCCAACGAACAAGACATGGGTGGAGGCCCGGTCGAGTGGGGCGCGAACCTTGCTGGCTGGCTGCAAAAGTCGGTGCTGGACGGAATCGGCAACTTCGCAGACGGCGGTCTGGCGGATCTATTGTTCCCTCCCGGCGCAGAACCGCCGAAGATCCCAGCACCCGAGGTCACGCCTCCCGACACGTCGGCGATCAACGACCCGTTCGCGATGCTGCCGCCGGCGGTCCTGCCGCCCCCGGTGGTGACCCCACCCGATGCGGGAGCCGTGAACGACCCGTTCGCTGCTATGCCGCCCGCTGTGCTGCCTGCCCCTGTGGTGACGCCTCCCGACACATCGGCCATCGGTGGTGCGCTGGAGAACATCACGCCCCCAGTCATCCCTGCTCCGGTCGTGCCGGCCCCCGAGGTCGCTCCGTCCGAGCCGATCCCCGCTCCCGAGGTCACTCCACCTCCCCCGGTGCAGGTCGACGTCGAGGTGGTCGAAGGCGAAGCAATCACCGTGCCCCCGCCGGCACCCGTGCCGATCACGTTCGACGTGACCCAACCGGAGCTGGTGCTGACACCGCCACCACCGGTACCGATCACGTTCAACGTGACGCTACCGACGATCAGCATCCCACCGCCGGCACCGGTGCCGGTGAGCGTGCAGATCGACACCGCCGGCGCGAAGGTGAACCTGTCGGGTCAGGGTGCCGCAGCCGGCCAGTCGTTCGCGTCCGGTCTCGCCGGCTCCGCAGGCGCAGTCGCCGCCGCTGCCGCGTCGATGGCAGCAGCCGCCGAGGGTGTCTCGGTGAACCTGTCCGGCCAGGGTGCCGCTGCGGGCGCCAGCTTCGCGGCCGGCCTCGCATCGCAGACCGGTGCCGTAGCTGCTGCCGCCGCCGCACTGGGTGCGACCGCTGCCGCGAACAAGGGTGTGTACAAGGGCCGCAAGGGAATTGCCGCCGACCGGATCATGCTCATCCCGCACGGTCAGGCGATGGTGAAGGGCTTCATCGAGGGGCTGGGTAGCAACCGGAGTGAGCTGATCACCGAGGCGTCGGCTCTGGCGAAGGCCGTGACGAAGACGTTCGACGAGGAGCTGGTGCCGAACATCGGACTGTCCGGTGGCATCGGCGTGCAGCAGGTCGTGCACGTGACGGTCGAGGCCGGCCTCATGGCCGACCCGGTGATCATCGGCCGCGAGATCGTGGACGCGGTCGGTGCGTACGTATCCGCTGCCGGTGGATCGACAACGATCAATGTCTAAGTTCACCGACGCCACGATGGTGGCCGTGCAGGTCGAGACCGCACGCGAGCAAGTATGGGTGCAGGACGGCATCACGCCGAACGTCTACCCGGCCGGCGGCATCGCCCTGCTCGACCTGCTCGCCAAGCGCGAGGACGCCGAATTACGCAACGTCACAACACCATTGGCCGGTAAGGGCATGTTCGCCACCGACCGCCGCGACAAGCCACTGACCGGCGCGACCGTGGCGACATCGCTGAACCTGAACATCGACTACTCCGGCACCGGATCGAGCCGTGTCGTGAAGGACATCAGCGGAACCACGTCGAGCGTCGTCAGTGCCGAGTCGGAGACGAGTCTGGGTCCGGTGATCGTCCAGACCCGCATGCCCACACCGGTCGTGCCTGGCGATCGCGTGAACTTCGCCGGCCGGTTCGGTATCCGGCGCAGCGGGACATCGTGGGCGCTGGACGAGAACGACAACCAGACGGGCGTCTCGGTGGTCTGCACCTTGTTCGGCATCAGCCGCACCGAGGACGAGTACGGCACCACAGACCCCGTCGCGATACCCCTGCTGGAGTACGTCGGAAACTTTCAGCCATCGGTCGGGTATCAGCAGACCACCCACACTCTGCCCACGGTGTCGCCGGCTGTCGTCCCTGCCGGCGTCAGTGAGGTACACCTCGTGATCTGGTTGCGAGCGAACACAACCGGCAAGCCCATCGCTGTGCAGTACGCAGCCAAAAAGGCCGGCGTTCTCTACATCGGCATGACGTGGAACTACTTCACCTTCAGCAATGCGAACCCGCTCACCCTCACGGTGCTACCCCCGGTAGCCAATCCTGGTGCGCCGGCGGCGACGTGGCAGACGCGTACGCAGGAGCAGAACCGGATCTACCGCTACACCTACGAGACGATCACCGACGATGTGGTGGAGGTGAAGACGGAGAAGATCGAGGCCGATCTCGGAGTGCAGACGATCAAGTTCGCGTCGGCCACGGTCGACCCGAAAGTCACCGCCGGCAAACGTGTTCGGATCATCGCCTTGCATCCTGATGGCGTCGGCCTGACGGTCATCGCGTCCGGCCGCGTCCGGTCAAGGCGCATCGTCCCCGGCATCGGCCGAGTGCCACAGGTGGAGATCGGCGTGCACGACAGTCACGGCCGACTCGGTGAGCCTTGCCCTGCTGCGTTCGACACGTTCGCGAAGTACGTGCCGGCGCTTAACCGGCTCGGTGTCCCGGTGTCGATCGACGGTGTCGACGTGTCCGGCCCGCCCCGCCCGTTGCCCTCGTGGGGTGGTGCCTATCCGTCGTACGCCGACGATCGACTGACCTACCTCACTTCTCTCGTGATGGCCCGCAACGCCCGCAAGGGTTACTTGCGGATCACCCGCGAGGATCGCCTTGAGGTGCTGTCTGCATTGCCGGCGACCGTCGCGCTGGACCTGTCCGACGAACCCGGCGAAGCCGATATGTCGTACTCGATCGATGCCGAGTTCGGTTCCGACACCAAGGATCTCGTGAACGCTGTGCGGGTGACCGAGAACCTGCTCGACTCGGAGGACTTCACTGACCGGTATGTCGGCTCGGACGACCCGCCGGCCAAGCTCGACTTCATCGCCGGCCGAACGCAGACCGCCGAGTACCGGCGTGACGCGTCGATCGAGGCGCTGGGGCTGTCGTCCCGTACGTTCCCCGTGGTGCGTGGGTCCGGTGCTTGGGTGGACATCGCGGCCGGCAACTACGGCTCGAACTTCGCAGCGTGGGCGACGGCGATCCTCGACCAGTACAGCGAAGAGCAGACCGGCCCTCGTGCGATCACCCTGCCGATCGTCACTGCCGAGCAGCGTGCCCTCGTGTCGAAGCTGAACGTGCTCGACGCGATCGTGGTGCGCCGGCTCGGTGTCGCGTACGTGCGACGGATACGCCGGATCTCGCACAACATCAAACCGGGCTCGTGGACGGTCAAGCTGCGGTTCGACGTGACCGGCTCGCAGGTGTACTGGCTACCCAATACCCCAGTGCCGGAGATTGTTCCGGCACTCACCCCTGCATCTGTCGGCGTTGACGGCGGCGATGTGTACCCAAGTCCAAGTAGGCCACTCGATGGAGGTAAACCCTGATGGGAGTCATACAAGTCCGGCGCGGCACCACAGCCGTGTGGGCAGCAGCCGATCCAGTCCTCGCCCCTGGCGAGCCCGGCTACGACACCGAGCGGGAGGTGTTCAAGGTTGGCAACGGCAGTGACCGGTGGTCCAGTCTCGCTGCGTCCCCCACGACGACTGCGCTGGGGGAGACGTACCTGCCGTACGAGGGTGTCTTCCCTGCGGCGTTGGTTGCTGTCGATCAATACCTGCCCGACAATGCGCCGGCGGGATACGACGCCATAACCGGAACGCGCTGGGACTCAACGAATTTCAACATGCAGGGGCAGCTCATCGAAGCCGTGAACCCTGCCGTGCCCGCTGCCGGGTGCATCAACAAGCCCACGAGCCGCAACGTCGGCGCGATGATCGACTTCGAATTCGACTTCGACGGCGACAAGTTCGGCGTCCACGTGCAGGCGTTCGGGTACGTCGATATGCAGATCTACATCGAGCACGACGGCAAGATGAAACGACTGCGCGCCGATCCGTTGGGAACGTCCCACGAGGGCTACGTCTTCCGTGACGTGAAGCTGACTCGCCGGCACCACGGTCGGGTCCGCATCGTCATACCGTTCCTGTATTTCGTGCAGATCCTCCACGAAGGCAACGCTGTCATCCGTCGCTCCCCCGATCGTGTCCTGGCGATCACGGACGGCGACTCTTATTTCGACATGTCGAGCGCCTACGTTGCGGGCAGCGCGAAGTCCTTCATGACGCACGGCCCCAGTGAGGCCCTGCTGGAGCGGACAGGCTGGGCCATCGGCCGGCACGGACAGGGCGGCACCGGGCAATTCAACAACGGCACCGGGGCCGACTCCGCAGCGCCGGCCCCCGGTGGTTCGACGCGGTTCTTCTCCCCCGATCGCCTCGCCGGCATCAAGCGCCACGGCATCGGGAACATCGACCTGTACATCGTCAACGGAACGATCAACGACGGCGAGCTGTCCGGTGGCCGCGCCGCCATGAAGACTCGTGCACTCGCGAACTACCGAGCGCTGCACGATTGGGATCCTGGCATCCTGATCGTCGTCGTCGGCCCCGAGCCGATCAACAACCCGCCGGCCAACGGGCTGCACGATCTCAACCGTCAAGGTCTCATTGACGCCGTACTCGACCACAGCGCCGAGGGCGGGTTGATCGTGTACCTCGATCCCGGCAAGCCCGGTGCGCAATGGTGGGCTGGCACGGGCACCGAGGCGGCTCCGAACGTCTACGACGCTCAGTCCAAGCTCGTCGGCATGGACGGCATCCACGGCAACTGGTACCTGTACGAGCTGTACGGGCACTGGATTGCGTTGCTACTGAGTCAGGTCCGCGTGCCTGCCCTGCGAAAGGAACCCACGAATGTCTGAACCAACCCAGTCCGAACTGTCCGTTGCCGCACTCGATGTGGTCGGCGGACCCGACGTCGACGCCACTCAAGAGCTGCCCGACGCACTGAAGCCGGACCTCGTAGCATTCCCCTGGCTCGCCTAGCTGGTGATCGCAGCCAGGAACATGATCACGACGACGAACAGGACAAAGCCAGCACAGATCCAAATAAGAACGGTGGTCGCACGAGCCGCGTTCGGGTTGGGCGGCGTTGGCTTTCGCTGACGCCGCCGGCGAACCAGCGTGTCGATCGCAAACCCCCACAGGGTAAGCAAGATCAGAACCTGAACAATCACCGACTCTTGGAACACCGTCATGGACGGTCAGGCTACGGCACGGTACAGGTCCAGCTTGTTGATTGCGGCCCGCTTGTTCTCCTCCGACGCCAGTAGGTACTTCTGCGTGTTCGCGAGCGAGCTCTGACGCATCAACTCTTGCACCGTGCGCACGTCGGCCCCGTCCGCTAGCAGTGTCGTGGCGTACCAAGCTCGCAGCGGGTGTGCGGACCCTGGCACGTTCGCGCGCCGGAACGCATCACCGACGATCTGCGACACGCTCTTCGCCCGCACGTGCTGGCCTGGCCGTGTCGCGTTGCTGACGAACCAATAGCCACGCGCCGGCATCGTCTCGGCCGTCGTCGCCAGCACCGGATGAATCGGCACCCACTCTTCATCGCCACCCTTGCCGAGGACGAGTATCCGGCCGCGCGGTAGGTCGATGTGGTCACCGCGGAACTTGGAGATCTCGATGCAGCGCATACCGCTGAGCGCTGCCAGCAGGATCATCACGCGTGTCCGGTGCATCATGTTCACCCCGAGCAGGGTGATCAGGTGCTCGTCGGCAACGGGTCGGGGCTTGCGCTTCGGCTGCTTGACGGTGCCGACCTTGAGCATGGGGTCATCGAGCCGAATGTCTTGTAGCTGAAGCCATTTGAACCAGGTCTTGAGGTACGAGTGGTACGTGTACAGGGTGCTCGGTCCCCACACGTCCCGGTGCGATCGGTACCAGCGAACGATGTCGATCGGTAGCGCATGAGTGGGGTCGACGCCGGTGTCGATCTCGAACTGCTGGAGCACTCGAATCCGTTCGGACACCGTCTGGTCCGACTTGCGCGTGCCGACTTGGAAGATCTCCCACTGTTCGATTGTCGCGTTATTGCTCAT